ACTGCCACGAACATGGCAAAAGAACACGTCATGGACATGGTGCAAAAAGTAGTTCCACCTGAAGCGATGGCTGTAGTAGACCAAATGGTTTCAGCAGATCCTAACAATCCTTGCGCATCAATGAGTGAGTTAATTGATCGTATGGCAGATCCAGAAGATATGGAAGTTCCTGCCATTCCTGCTATGCCAGAGATGCCAAGTGTCGGTACAATGTCAATCGACTGCAGAGTAAGTTTTGATCCTGCGACCATGGATATTTCTGTGGAGAAACTGTGAGCGAAGACAGATGTTGCGAGTGTGAAAATTGCACATGCGATCCCTGTGAGTGCACACCTGAAGACAAATGTGGATGTGAGTAATGGCAACAAGTCCATACATTCATCATTATAGAGACATAGGTGAGCAAGGACTGATTCAATCTATTACTGCCGAGACTATTTTTCTCGGTGGTAGGGATATGATCTACCTGCCCAGAGAAGACTATAACAAAGAAGATCCTATCTTTGGGCAGGCGACTCAACTTATCTTCAAAACTTCCTTTAATGTTGCCATGATTGTGGAATCAACAGAAGGTTTTGAAGGTGAGGGTGAGTTTTATTCAAAATTTGGACTGGACATCAAAGACAGGGTTACACTATCCGTCTCAAGGAAAACTTGGGAGGAACTGAACCTTGAGTCAGCATCACCAGTTTACGACACAGTTGCTGATGATGATCCAGATGGATACGATAGACTTTTACTAGAACCTGGTGTAACGTACGCGACTGAGGAAGCAAATTTCGTTGCTCAAGATGGAGCATATTTTGTAACTGAGGATACGGAGAACGCAAATACTACCCAGGAAGATGATTTGATTATGGAAGTTCAAGGTGAGTTGGGTGACCAAACAATCGATCGTCTTATATACGAAGACTCAGGTGGACTCATGGAAGTTGACCTGATATTAGAAGTACAGAACGCAAACGATCCGATCGAATATCTCATTATGGAGGAGCAGGAAACTGCTGGGACAGATGATAAATTTGTAATGATCACAGAATTTGTTAACCAAGAAACCTCAATCTTTTTTAAGATTGATTTCGAGATTCCTGACCCAGACTACGAACCAGATCGTTTTATTGTTGATCATCAAATCTTGGCGACAATGAGTGGTATTGACCGCATGGTTTTGGAAGATGGTTCAGGAGATTCATTTGTTTTAGAAGACACGAGTCAGTATGGAAGCAGGCATCGTCGTCCATTTGAAGGGGATCTGATTTATTTTCCGTACAACAAAAAGGTCTTTCAGATTACTTTTGTTGAACACGAATCACCCTTTTATCCTGGAGGTACCTTGCCCCAGTTCGTGCTGACGTGCGACTTACTGGAGTACTCCAATGAAATATTTATTACTGGAATCCCTGAGATCGATAGCATCGAGGATAACCTCTCTCAGATGGCAGTTGAAATCACCTGCCTATCTATTGAAGGTGGTGCTACTGGAGAGTTTCAACGTGGGGAAATTATCCGCGAGACAACGTTACTTGGCATTGACGATAGCACTGCTAACTCTGCAAGTGCTCGTGTTCTGCGTCATGATAGTAACACTGGTAAACTTGTCATCGCACCTATGACCCCAGGACTGCGAATCGACAGTAAGGTCTACGGGCAGACAAGTGGTTCTTATACAACTATAACCTACATGCTGGCAAATGATGGTCTTGGAATGGCACCGACTGTTGAGTCGGAAGAATTGCCAGACAATGCAGATGAGCAAGCAATGAACCTTGAAGTAGAAAACTTTGCTAATAACTTTATTGATTTTAGCGAGGCAGATCCATTCTCTGAAGGGAACTTCTAATGTTCGGAAATCATTTATACCATCGTTTAGTCAAAAAGTATGTAGCATATTTTGGAACTCTTTTTAATAATATCGAGGTCCGACGATACGAAGGACAGAAGATTATAGGGAGGTTGAGAGTACCCATATCATACGCAAGTAAAGATTACTATAGGCAGAGGTTAGTATCAGATCCCGAACTTGCAAGGCAAGCAAGTCAGATGTTACCACGAATGGGTTTCATGATGACATCAATGGCGTATGACGTATCAAGAAAAATGAACCCTTTACATAAGTTCGTCAGTAATGTTAACGGACAAATGTATTCTATGGGAAATAGTATTCCATATGACTTCTCTTTTGAACTTCACTGCTGGTGCAAAATGCAGGAAGACGGGCAACAAATGATAGAGCAAATTGTTCCCTACTTTCACCCTGACTTTACTGCTAGTTTGAGGTTAGTCGATTATATGGATCTCAGTTTAGATGTACCTGTTATACTTGACAGTGTGACAAGTGAAGACACTTATGAAAACAGTCCTGATGGTACTAGAACTATTATCTGGACTCTTCAGTTTACGATGAAAGGTCACTTCTTTCCAGAAGCAAAAGCAGGAACCGACGGTCTTATCAAGCATGTGGATCTACACCTTTCTGGTGCTGGACCAGATGCACGCCACGACGGATATAATTCCAACATCGAAATTAAACCATCACCTACGTCAGCAACACAGTTTGACCCGTACACCATAACAACAGAGCAAAACTTTTTCGACACAGCAATGCATTTTAATCCCGTAACCTGCGAACCTCAACTAGAACCTTATGAAGGATAGGAATGAAATATATCATCCTGGTGTTGGCGATAGTTTTGGCTGGTTGCACAAAAATCGTCGAAGTAGAAAAAATAAAAGAAATTAAAGTAGGAACTTTTACTGGTACTTATCCCACAGAAGATGTTAGAGTAATGTGGCAATCTTGTTTTATGGGACACCAGCAAGCAAGAAGAGTTCCTCCACAGGTTGCGGCATTGATTTGCGATTGTGTGGCTGATCAGACAAGAGTCGATTGGAAAAGAGATGACATTCAGGCAATATATGGTTTGAATGCTCACGGGAATTCTGATAACAAGTCTAATGCAGATATGGTCAAATATTGGACAAAAGCAAATTTTGATTGCGAGATGAAAATTAAAAGCAACTTAGAAAATCTTATGCAACCTCAGCAATCGTCACTTACACTAGAAAAATCAATATGAATCAAGATGAAGAACTGAAACAGATGTTCGATTTAGACAATGAGCGAGAGACGCAAGTCTCGGGTGAGGGTGGGGTTCCTGAGGTAATACAGGATAGGACGCCAGTAGAGGCACCTAAAGGCAATCTCGAACTACAAACTGACTTTGAATATTCCAGAGACAACATGTATACTGCTATGGAAATGCAGAATGAAGCCATGCAGGAAATGTTAGAGTTGGCAAAAGCATCTGGTCATCAAAGAGCATTTGAAGTTTTCGGTTCAATGTTTTCGCAGTATACTGATGCTCAGACTAAACTGATGAATCTCCATCAACAGAAGGAGAAAATCAAAAATGACGAGGCAAAAACTGTGAACAATACGACAAACGTCCAACAAAATGTATTAGTAGGATCCACAAAGGACCTGCTCTCAATGGTGAAGAAAGGACAAGTTAAGGAAGATGGTGAAATCGTACGTAAATAACCCTTTGATCAAGGCACAGCACCAAGATCAAGAGTTTACGCAAGAACAGATCGCAGAGTTTGCTAAGTGTGCAAACGATCCAGAGTATTTTATTGAAAATTATGTAAAAATCGTGCACCTCGAAAGAGGGTTAGTTCCCTTTGAGTTGTACGACTTCCAAAAGAATATGGTCAAAACATTCCACGAGAATCGTTTTACCATTTGTAAAGTTGGTCGCCAGTCAGGGAAGTCGGTGACCGTAATAGCATACCTACTGTGGTATTTGCTTTTTAACGAAAGTGTGTCTGTTGCGATGTTGGCTAACAAAGCAGCAACATCTCGAGAACTCTTATCAAGGATGCAACTGGCATATGAAAATCTTCCCTTTTGGCTTCAACAAGGTGTTGGAGTCTGGAACAAAGGTTCGTTCGAACTGGAGAATGGCTCAAAAATTATTTCTTCTGCTACTAGTTCCTCTGCCATTCGAGGTAGTTCTTTTAATCTGGTATTTCTCGATGAGTTTGCATTCGTGGAGAACAACCTAGCAGAGGACTTTTTCCGCTCCGTATTCCCGACAATTTCCTCAGGTCAAAACACAAAACTAATGATTGTTTCTACTCCTTATGGGATGAACCACTACTATAAAATGTGGAAAGAAGCAGTCGATGGCAGATCACAGTTCGTGCCGATTCAGGTGCACTGGTCTGAGGTTCCAGGTAGAGACGAAGAATGGAAAGAAAATACAATCAAGAATACCTCAGTCGAGCAGTTTCGCCAAGAGTTCGAGACTGAGTTTATTGGATCTGATCAGACACTGGTTGACCCAAACACCTTACAAGCATTAAGATGGGACAAACCTCTGATCAACAAACAAGGACTCACGATTTATGCTGAACCCAGTTCAAACAAACTTTATGCTTGTACTGTGGACGTTGCCTTAGGTAAAGGCAAGGATTATTCAGCATTTATCATTTACGATATAACAAAAATACCATACGAGGTGGTGGCAGTCTATCGAGACAATACCATTACGCCTCTAGTATTTCCAAACGTAATACATAGTCTTGTAAAACAGTACAATAACGCATACACCTTAGTAGAAATAGACGGCAGTGGTGCCCAGGTTGGTGACATATTGAGACACGACTTAGGTTATGAGAATCTTCTCATGACTTGGAATGCAGGTAGAAACGGCATTCAGATATCAAGTGGGTTCAAAAGATCAGCAATGATGGGTCTGAAAATGACCAGGCCAGTTAAAAATATCGGTTGTATGACAGTGAAAAACCTGATAGAACAAGGAAAGATTCTACTCAAGGATGTCAATGTTATTACTGAATTTTACAGTTTCGCACAGAAGGGTCAATCATGGGAGGCAACTCCAGGATGTCATGACGACCTGGCTATGTGTTGTGTTTCTTTTGCATGGTTAGTTGCTCAGAGATATTTTGCTGAGTTGACTGACGTAAATCTTAGAGAAAACTTACTTAACGACGTAGAAGATGAAACTTGGGACAGTCTAACACCCTTCGGTTATATTGATGATGGTTTAATGGACATTCCTTCAGAGGCAACACACGTTGCTAGAGAGGGAAGTGACGATTGGTTGGAAAACAGAGGGACCGATTGGCTCTAGAACCCGAAAACCCTAAATATATTTGCTAACTTCTGCTGACGTTATACAACTAGGAGTAAGATGTCATTTCCAATTTCACCAGGTGTAAATGTTAGAGAGATTGATCTAACCACTGGAACTCCTGTCGTCTCCACCTCAATCGGGGCATGCGTAGGACAGTTTACATGGGGACCAGTTGATGAGAGAGTTTTGATCTCATCCGAAGTCAATCTTCGCGATACATTTAGTAAACCTAACGATAATAACTTTGTGCATTACTATACTGCGGCAAACTTTCTGTCGTATAGTAATAATCTACGAGTTTGTCGTGTCACAGACGACGATACTGCCTTAAATGCCACAACAGATGGTGTAGGTAAACTCGTAAAGAATGACGTAGATTACGTCTCAATGGATCCAGATCAAGGTGGTGGTGCTGATGCAACTGCCAACAGATTTTGGATTGGTAAGTTTCCTGGAGAACTGGGGAACAGTTTAGGTATTTCTATCTGTCCAGCAGATAAACCTGCCTATGATATGGTAGGAACTGTATCCGTCACAGGAACAGCAATGACAGGTGTAGATACTGCATTTGACACAGAACTGGAAGCAGGCGACGTTGTCACTATGAATAACGTTGACTATGTTGTTTCTGCAGTTACTGATGCTACAAATGCCGTACTCAAATATGCCCCTGCTGATCAAAGTGGCGTAATTGCAGTAAGAAAAGCAAGAACTAATTTCGAGAAGACCGTAACTGGTACTATCTCAATGACTGCTAATTCAAATACAGTCACAGGTGATTCCTCGAACTTTACCAACGAAATTTTTGTCGGTGATACCATTATCATTGGCACAAATACCGCAGAGGTAATCGCCGTAGGTAACGATACAAGCATCACACTTAACGGACCGATCTCTCCAACTGCTGTTCCAACAGGAACATCAATGGATTCACGATGGAGATTTGCTCTAAACTTTGACCGACCTCCAACTACAAGTGAGTTTGCTGTAACTGCTAACTCTGCAAATGACGAGGTACACCTTGTCATATACGACTATCGTGGTCGTTGGACTACTGTTGAGGACGAGGTTTTAGAGGCATATGACAGTCTGTCTGTTGCTAAGAACGCAAAGTCACCTGAAGGTGCTACAATCTACTACAAAAACCGAATCAATAATACATCAAAGTATATCAGATTCGTAAAACACCAAACTGGTCCTACTAACTGGGGAGATAAAGCAGAAGATAATATCTTTGATCTCGTCAAAGGAACATCTTACTATGAGATGAATGGTGGATCAGATGGAAATAACGTATCTGTTGGCGACTTACAACTGGGTTGGGATCTCTTCAATGATCCAAACACAATCGAAGTAAGTCTACTCATGATGGGTGCCGCACCTGATGGTGACGGACCTACTCTTGCCAACTATGTTATTAATGTAGCAGAGAAGAGAAAAGATGCTGTTGCACTTGTCTCACCTGAGTTTTCTGATGTAGTTCTGGTCCCAGGAGCAGAGGTACAAAATCTTAAGAACTTCCGAAATAGTATTAAGTCTTCGACTTACGCGATTTTGGATACAGGTTATGGATACCAGTATGATAAGTACAACGATACCTATCGCTGGGTACCATTGAATGGTGATATCGCAGGTCTCTGTGCAAGAACAGATACCAATGCTGATACATGGTTCTCACCTGCTGGTCTTCAGAGAGGTATTTTGAACAGTCCAATCAAGTTGGCTTTCAATCCAATTCAGGCACAAAGAGACGAACTATATAGGATAGGGTACAACTCCGTTGTTTCTTTTCCAGGACAGGGAATCATGCTGTTCGGTGACAAGACATTATCACCAAAACCAAGTGCGTTCGACCGTATTAACGTTCGCCGACTTTTCATCTTTATGGAAAAGGTCATTGGTGAATCAGCAAGAGGTGTCCTCTTTCAGTTTAACACCGATTTTACAAGAAGTCAGTTTCAGTCTGCGACTGAAGGTTTCTTATCAGGCATACAAGCAGGACAAGGTCTCACTGAGTTCTTAGTTGTCTGTGACGAGTCAAACAACACAGCAGATATTATCGATTCTAATAAGTTTGTTGCTGATATATTTGTGAAACCGACTAAATCCATTAACTTCATCCGACTGTCATTCGTTGCTGTTCGCTCTGGCGTAAGTTTCGAAGAAGCAATCGGGGCAGTATAAGAAGGAATAAATGGCCATTTTAAGTAAATCAGATATCGGGAATTTTATCAAAGAATTTGGTGCCGCAGGTGCTCGTCCATCTCTATATGAGGTGGTGATTACACCACCTGGAGGTATCAAAGGAGTTGATACGCCCGAAAAAATGACATATCTGTGTAAAAATGCTCAACTTCCTGCTTCCACAATCGGAGAGATTCCTGTCAGTTTCTTAGGACGACAAATAAAAATGCCTGGAATAAGAACTTATGAGAATCTCACATTGTCTTTCTATAATGATGAGGACTTTAGTGTCCGTCATAATATGGAAAAATGGATGCATGCAATACAGAAGTTTAAGCAACCATTTGGTAATATTGTAAATTTAGCCAATAGTGACCAGGGTTATAGCTCAACTGATATGCTTGTTAGACAATTGTCAAAAGCAGGCGATGAGCTAAGATCCTATAAGTTTTCGCACTGCTTTCCAACACAGGTATCTGCTATCGACCTTGGTTTCGACCAGGCAGAGGCAATCGAAGAGTTTTCAGTTACATTCGCCTATTCCTACTTTGATATTGTAGGTGGAAAAGGTAGTGCTGAAGGCATTAGTGATGGTGGTAGTGGCGCACCAACTTCTACATAACCTTAATTAGAAAATAAATTATGGCAATCAAACTTTTCGGTTTTACGATCGGAAGAGATGATAGTGATAAGGTTTTATCCTCTCAGACTTTTACAGTACCTGAACCCGAAGAGGGCAT